TGTAGGCACTGGCGATCCGTCGCCGTTGGTTATCGAGGTAATGGAGATAAGGTCGTAGTCCGTGCCGAGGGTATATTCGTCGATGAGGTCGCCGTATAGTCCTGAGCCGAGCCATTGCGTGTTTACAATCGGCGTGAATTTCCGTGTGGTATCTGCCGATGCCTCGAATACTCGGTTGGTGTAGCTTTCGACGGTGGCTTGCGCACGGTCGATACACAGCGACAGCAGGGTGTCATCAGTGGACGCCGTGATGCCCATGTAGCTTTTGAGCAGTGCTGTCGTAGTGTATGCCACGTTATACCACCCGCTTTTTCTTTGGCGCTTCGGTTGGTTCTTGGTCTTCCAGTGCGACCGCTGAGCCTTGACTAATCAGCACCGCAGCGGCCTCTGGGGTGGTTTCGTAGATATCGCCGGGCTCATAGACGGCGTGTTCATTGCCGACGCTGTGGACGAGACGGTGAATCATTTGTACTTGCATAGGACATCCTTTGTGGTGTGAGGCGACGCCGAAGCGCCGCCCCGCTTCATATTGCTTAGGTGTTTACGCCGATTGCGAAGGCTTCGGGCTGGGTGACGTCGCCACCGTAGCGCCATGAGGCGACGATGTACGTTATGCCCTTGCGAACATCGCGCCAACGGTCAATTTGCACGCCCGAGGTGCGCTCACAAAATGCGTAGTAATTGAAGTTACCAAAGTACAAGGGCTTGACACCGGTCGCCCCGATGGCCGATGCGGATTCGCTCAATGCCACACGCCAGCCCTCGGCGTAACGGATGCCCGCTTCGATGGCGGTGATGCGGTTGTAGTTGGTGAGGTCGAGGGTACGGAGTGCGCCCCATGTTGAATTACGCATAATCCAGCCGGTTTGCCCGTTTTGCAAGTAGTTGCCATTTACGGCTGTTGACACGGCGATGACTTGGGCATTGGTGACTGCGCTGGCGCCAAGATTGACCGTGTTTGTTACGCGGGTTACAAGTCCGAAGGGCTGGCTTGAGCCGGTGCCTAAGATGATGTAGCTATTGGCGGAGACGGCCATGGCACGGGCGATTTCGACCTGCATGAATTGTTCGAGGTTGCTCGATGAGTCCGCCAAGAGTTCGTCGGTGACGGCGAATTCAAGGGTGTCTTTGTAGAGTTGGATGGTGCGGCTGTTGGCGAGGTTGGGTTCCGAAGCGGTGGCGGTGACCCCTTCAGCGACGATCCCGGCGGTCGCTTTGGTCGACTGTGCGGGCATGATGTGTTTCCAAGATTCCGTGGTCACCCGGGTAAAGGCAAATTGACCGAGCAAGCTCATGTCATCACGCTTTGCGGTGATTTCACGGTTGACCGTGGTGGGCACGGTGAATCCGCCGTCGTTGTTAGTGCCTTCGTTCAGCGTCTTGAAAGCGTGGTTCTTGGCGTTGCTCAGGACGTTAAGTTCGCTGTTGTCGGCCGTGCCGCGGACGTAGCTCTTATAAGCCCGCTCGTAGTCACGTGAGGCGAAGGCGTCGGTGTCGTTGTCCATGGCAATGGTCTTCACGGCTGGAGCGGGGGCGACGATGGTGCCACCGTTGACGGGTTCGCCGGCGACGTTTTTAAGTGCGGTTACGACGGCGTCTTGCACAATTTGGTTGATGTTTTCCACGTTGTAAGTTCCTTTGGTGCTATTGGTTGAGGTTGTATCGCTAGGGCTCAACGTCGCCGTCGCAGTGCGCACGGTGCCGTCCTGAGTTGCCTTCACTTCGGTGAGTGTCCGGGGTTCTGCCGGAGTTGGGGTCAGGGATATTTCGCCGACGACCCAGCGCTTGAGTTCGCCCGCTTGGCGGACGACGAGGTGACTGAGTGCGCCCGTGCTGAGTCCCAGTGCGCCACTCTTGACAAGCTTCATCACGTCGTCGATGTAGTCGAGTCGTTTGTCTAACTCAATCTCGACGTCGATACCATCGCCGACCGGCATCCACGCTTTGACGGTGCCGATTTGCCCACGGATGGAACCAAGCCCGTGGTCGTAGTAGACCGGCGTGCCCACAAAGCTCCGTGTCTCGCCAAGGTCGGTCGCCTTGGTAAAGATGTCGCCGGTGAGGTCTTTGCCACCGTAGACGATGCCACGACCACGGACGACGTAGTCGCCCACTGCCTTGACGCCGCTGCCGTAGGATTTTACAAAGTCATTCACTACCGACCTCCGAGTAAGCGACGGGCCAAAGCCTTGACTTCGTCCCCTACTTCTATTGTCAGGGGGGTGTCAAGGGCAACAATGGTGGGCTTGGCTTTCATCTCATAGCCCTGCATTACATCCTCTTTGTGGCCCATCATGACTTCGACGTCGCTTATCTCCATCGTTGGCTCCATCGCCTCCATCATGAGCTCAGCTTCGGGAATAATCCACAGCTTACACAAGGCGTACTCTTCGATGATGCCTTCGACGATGGCACAGTTGCCGTCGGGTTGATAAAAGTAACAATGTTCACACGCCATGCCTTGGGAAGCGAAGGGATTCTTTGCCGCCTCCATGTAGTGCGCTCCGTTGGCGCCGATTCCTTTGTTAAACTTGCCCGCTTCGTGGGTGACTTCGATAAGCGACGACACCATCATGCGCTGGCGTGTGTTGAACTCTGCGCTCATCTCGTGCATGGCTTTCATTGGCGGTGGCGACGTTTCGTCGTCTTTCAAGTCGTCGCCAAGTTCGACCATGTACGACTTGATGTTCTCTGCCATGCGTCGCACCTCACGGATGCGCTTCATGTCGGCTTCGCTGTGACGGCGTGATACTTTGGTTTCCATGGTGTTCTCCTTCATAATCTGATTTGCCCAAGTACGTCCTTCGTCCCCACCCCAGCCAAACCACGCTTGCCAGCCTTTGCCCCGTTCGTCCCACGTGGCACCTTGTTTGTCGACTTCGTGACGAGCGAAGTAGCTGACCATGCGTTGCACCGTGTCGAGTGAGACGGGGTCACGATTTGCCAGTTGATTTGCCCGTGCTAAGCCGACCGGTGTCATACCCTGCTGGCTCCGTGGCTTCGTCGCCCTGACGTCTAGGGCGAGGCGCGCATTGCGGGCGACGTCGGCAGGCGGTGTAAATGTGTCTGCCATTGTGTCTCCTATGGTTTGAACTGTGCGAAGGCTTGGTCGGCGCTGGTTTGCAAGTCGCCCCGTTGGCGCACAATGGCGGCGGCGTCTCTCGCCGTCTTCCATCGTCCTTTGTGTATCTCGGCTTGTTGGTCGCCGACGACATACGGCGCATACGACGCCGCCGACATGAGTACTGCGGTGTCGCCGTCAAGGTCGACACGGTAGCTCCGGTTGAGTGTTTCGCTGCCGTTGAGTCCGTTGCCCGTACCACGAAGATACGGGATGCGCAGTTGCCCACGCTTCCACATCATCATCACAAAGCGCCGTTGTTTCTCAGACTTCCACTTCATCGAGCCACGTGCCGGCGGCGGTGGCTTGTCTTCGTTGAGCCGAGCCTGCACAAGGATTGCATAGGCGAGCGTGGTCGCACGACATGCGTCTAAGATGCCCGCCGTCGTGATGCGGTTGATTATTTCGACCTCAGTGCGAATCATGGGCGCACCAAGCGCAACGACGTATCACAGCGACAGTTGACGTGCGCAGGTGGGCCGCCGGCGACCTCTGCGGGCCACTCGTCTTCCGTCATACCATTGAGATTGACCCCGTAGGCTTCGCCGGTACATATCGGGCATACCTTTTCGTCGGCGTCGGTATTCCATACCCGAATCATGGTAATCCCTGCTCTGCCGAGGTACTTCTGATATTCCACCGTGGCTTGTGCAGCGGCGCGCGTCGTCTCCGTCACAGCGATCATCCGCGCTCGGGCTGGGTCAGACAATGGGCGCATCATGGCGGTCAAGTCATCAATCGTCATGCCCGGCGTCGTGCGGTATGTTTCGATGATGGGCTTGATGCGGTCTGCCGTCGTCTGGTCGATGCGTGACGTCGTCAGTGGTACGTAGTCACTGAGCCAGTCGGTGATTTGCTGGGACTCGTCGTTGGTGTCCATGGGGATAGCAAACTGCGTCCCAAGTTTGTCGATGCGCTTCCCCATCTGCGTGGCCAACTCGGCGTTCAGTACCGGGGCGATGACGTCTTTGAGCGTGGGGTCTACGGTCTTGCCTTGGACAATTTGCCGAGCCCACGTAGCGCCCCGCTTGGCGAGTTCCGGTGCGATGGCGTTGTAGATGCGTCGTTCGTCCGGGGTCATATCGTCGACGGCTTTGACCTCGGCGACGGCACCAACAACGTCGGACACCGTGGCGCCTTCGTTAATCCGTGCCATCACGGACTTGACTTCGTCAGCAGAGATAACGGCGCTATCGAAGTCACACCACGGTGTCTTCCCTGCCTTGATGCGCCGTTCTAATTTTTTTGCAAGCAACGCCCAGTCTACGGAGCGAGTCGCCGTGTCGGGCTGTGCGGGTGCGATGGCGCCCACGGGCGTACTTAATTCCTGCGGTGTGGCTTCCTTGGGAAGTTCGTCGGTTGGTGCAGGGGTGGGCGGTGCAAGAAACATCTCATCGACACCGTCATAGCCAAGGATGCGCATGGCATCGGACAAGGGAAGCCCCGCTTGGGTGAGTTTGAGCAACGAGTCGGCACGGTCGGCTTCGTCGGCTTGCATGACGTCGAGCATCTCTGGGTTAAATCGCAGTTCGTAGCCAATCGGTGCGAGAAGTTGACCGTTAATAATTTGTTCGTAGAGTCCAAGCCGAGGCACAATGGTTTCTCGCCAAAAGCTTTGTCGGTCGCTGTCGGCGGTGGCGTAGTTGGCTGCGCTGGCTTCGAGCATCGTGCGAGGGACGCCAAGGGTCATTGCGATGGAGGTGATGACTCGCTCTTGAAGCTCGGGCAACATCATCGTGTTAATATCGGGCGTCACCTTTTGGACTTTGAGTTCCGGCGCACGGACAAAGAGACTACGGAAGGCGTTGGCCACCCCGCCGATCCGTGTTGCAAACTCACCACGAAAGCGTTGGAACTCTGCGTCGTCCATCGCTTCGGGTAAGTTCATCACCATGACGGGCTGGGCGCCACCCTCGAAGAACGCCGAGGTAAACCGCTCGAGGTAATGCCCAAGCTGGGCTGATTGCAGGGCGACCTGCGCCGGTGCGAGACCGGGCAAGATGTCGTCACGATACGACGGCTCACGAAAGTAGACAATGCTGTCAATGTTCCACGGCCCGTAAGTGCGACCGAGTTGCGTCTGCGTAAACAATGCGCCGCTATACGGATTCTCTAAACTTGACGACGATGGCTCAAAGCCCACCGTCATCGTCGTGGGATTAAGGACCACGAAGCCGGTCATCGTCCGCCCTTTGACGATGCGGTACCAATACGCTCCACCTGTGAGGAGCAAAGAGCGCTCGGTGTCTCGCATCAGTGAAGACACGGTTTGTTGCCACGGCCACTCTACTTCGACGCCACGTCGAGTCAGTGTGTAGGGTATCGTTGAGATTGCGTCGCACCGTAGATTCACGGCGCGGTACAACATCGGGACGACCTCGTAGGCGTCCGTCGCCGAGGCGATGCGCCCCGCTCGGCTCATGCTGGACATCCAGCCGGGTATATTCATACTCACTCAGACCACCCCCATGATACTCTTGGCTTACTCATCATCGCCACGGCGCCCGAGGCGGCGTCTACGTAGTCGTCATGTGGCGACGATGGGAAGCCGACGACCTCGTCGATGAATTGTCGATTCCATGCGCCGGCGACTAAGCGCACCTTGCCAGCCTCAGCACGCGCCGCCCACGGCATCGCCCGGCTTTGCTTGTCTTTGTCTACTCTGATTCCTTTGAGCGTGACGCCGGATATCTCCGGCATACGGCGCAGTTCCTGAATGGCGGCCAAGCCGTGTATCGCTTCTTCGATGCCGACCTGCGTGCCGGCTTCGCTGTGCATCGTTGACACGATGACTTTGCGGACGTCTGGCCACTCCGCTTTGATGTGGATGCCTGCGTCAAGATAGACCACGCCGTCATCACCAAGGGCAGCACGGATTGACGCCGTGTAGTCTGCGCTTGTCTTGGTGGAGGCGGCTAAATCCCAATACCGAAACCACTTGAGACCCTCCGGCGCACGAGGCACGACGCCGAGCCAGTGACGTTGAAACATTGCACCGATGGGGTCAATGAATTGACCGTCGACTTCTTGGCGGTACATCTCGCTTGTCATAGACTGCCGTAGCTTCTCAATGAAGTGACTAGGAAGATACGGGTTGTCCGTGGATTTGGCTTGGGTCACGGTGTAGTCGTCGCCGCCGTTTTGCCAGACGTCGTACAGCCAATTCTTGCCACGTGGCGTCGTGGTGACCCATGCCCGACCCGGTGCACGACGAAGGGTGGCGATGGATGTT